GCAGTACAAGAGGACTTCAAAGGCAAAGGCACAGAAGTAACATTCTATGGCTATGCTTCAAAAGAAGCTCGTGAAGAAGGCAAACAACCATTATCAGCAGGTAAGGTACAAATTGCTGGTGATGAGTATGTAGCAGGTGCAGACCGTGCTGCTTTGTATGCAATCATCAAACAACGCCCTGAATTTGAAGGTGCAAAAGATTGTTAATCATTAAACAATAGGGTGAATTACTTATGAACAAATCCGATGAACAAAAAATTGATGAATATTTGAATCACATGATGAACAAATCAATCATCGGATGCGGCATAAATGCTGATGATGAGTTTGAAATTGCCCTTGATGATGGAAGTGTCATTGTGTTTTTTTCCGATGACCATTTGGGTATGGTTATTGAATATGGTGGCAGATTGAATTAGGGGCAAGATTATGGATGGTCAGGTTTTATTTAATATTGTGATTGGTGCTTGCGGTGCAATGGGTGGTTGGATGTTGCGTATCATATTTGATTCAATCACAGCATTGCAAAAAGATGTCAAAGATTTAAACAACGAAATTCATCAAGACTTTTTACGCAAAGATGATTATCGTGATGACATTAATGACATCAAAGGTATGTTGAATCGCATATTTGAAAAACTTGACCAAAAGGCAGATAAATGAAGCTGTCAGAAAACTTTGATTTGTCCGAGTTTACAGAATCACAAGTGGCATTAAGACGCGGCATTGATAACAGACCATCATCATCAATTATTGAAAACCTAAAAATTACTGCCCAAGCACTTGAGCAGGTCAGAACATTATTAAACGCGCCCATTATTATTTCATCAGGTTATCGCTGTCCGGCACTTAATTTTGCTGTTGGCGGGTCAATGAAATCATCACATATTACTGGTTTTGCCGCAGATTTTATTGCCCCAAAGTTTGGCACGCCAAAACAGATTGTTCAAAAGATTCAGCAAAGCGGTATTAAATATGACCAACTTATTCATGAAGGCACTTGGGTTCATATCAGCTTTGCGCCAACAATGCGTCAGCAAACACTGACCGCAACATTCAACAACGGAAAAGCAAACTATTCCACATTTTAAAAGGAATCATATGAGTGGCATTTTATCGTTAATTTTTCCCGCCGTTTTGCCAGTTTTGGCTGATGGTGTTCGGGGCATATTTGCAAAGATTACTGGCGGCGCAGGTGGCAACCCACAAAATGTGGCTGAACGAATCCAGTTAATGCAAGCGGAAACAGAACGCCTAAAAGCAATGGCAGAAATTGATAAGCCATCAGGTGAGCCAAGCCGTTGGGTTACTGATATGCGTTCATCATTTAGATATATTGCAATCATGATTATATGGCTTGCAACAATTGTTGCCGTATTTAGTGAAATCCCCCATGAATTTACATTGGTTTTGCTTGATTTAAGTGGCGCGTGTATGTCATTTGTAATTGGCGAACGGATGTATTTGACATTGCGAAAGTAAAATAAAATGGACTATTCAAAAGCAACCCATAAAATGACAGACCAAGAGTTTTTAGATTTATGGGAAAGACACAAATCCATCACCATCATTTCTCAAATTACTGGTTTAAATTTAAGGTCAATTACTAGAAGGCGTAGGTCATTGGAACAAAAATATGGAGTATCGTTACAAGCAGTTAATGCGTCAATGAATATTGGGCATGATAAAAAGATTGATGTTGAGATAGCGAACGGCACTGCAATTGTTTTTAGTGATGCACATTTTTGGGATAAAAACCAAACAACAGCATATCGTGCTTTATTAAAAATCATCAAAGAATTAAAACCACAATTGGTTGTTGCAAATGGGGATATATTTGATGGCGCGTCAAATAGCAGACATCCATCAATTGGCTGGCAGGATAAGCCGGGGTTGGTTGATGAATTAGAAGCCGCAAAAGATATGATGTGGGAAATTGCAAAGGTTGCAAAAGGCGCAAAATTAACATGGTCATTGGGCAATCATGACCAGCGTTTTGACACATACCTTGCGGCAAACGCAAATATGTATAAAGGCGTTGATGGTTTTAGCATTAAAGACCATTTTCCTGAATGGAAATTTGCGTGGGCAACATGGGTTAATGGTCATACAATAATCAAACACAGATTTAAAGGTGGAGTTCATGCAACATATAATAACACTTTGCATAGTGGTGTCAGCATTGTCACTGGTCACTTGCACAGCCTTAAAGTTACGCCATTCACCGACTATAACGGAACGCGGTATGGAGTGGACACTGGTTGTTTGGCTGACATTAATGGCAATCAATTTTCTGATTATTTGGAAACGAACCCAGTTAATTGGCGAAGTGGCTTTGTGGTGCTGACCTTTGACAATTACAGATTAATAACGCCTGAAATGGTTGAAGTTATATCAGAGAATGAAGCGGTATTTAGAGGCAAGGTTTACAAGGTATAAAAAAAAGGTGTCACATGGACACCTTGTAAATTTTTGCTTCGGAGATTCAATGTCAATGACAACATTGAAGTGAGAATTATAACAAAAATTATTCACACAAATGTTATAACGCCATCAAATAATCATTCATCATAATGTAATCCGATATTGCCATTTTGCGATATTATATCAATGCGCGATTCATCAAATTCATCCGCATTATTGTCGGGGTATTCTGACAGGGGGAGATTTCGCCTAAAAATTGCGTCAAAGTTTTCATCAAACTTTTGCTTGGCAGACTTTCCGCCAATTTTTGTTGCAATTTCATCACCAGTAATATCATTTTTGGTTGCCATGTATAAATTCCCCTTTTGTAAATGCAATATATTAAAAGAAAATAAATGAATGTATATATTACCATCCCGGAATGCTAAAACTTGAGCCAATGTGCGTAGTTTTCTTTTTAGGCTGTTCAGATTCTTTTGGCTTTGGTAATGGGTTATCCAATAGACTAATCATTCGCGTTGTTGCATTTATGCGTGTTTCATATGGTTTGCAATCATCAGTTTTAACGCCAACAACTTTTGGTTTGTCGCGCCCAAATGGATTGTCAAATTTTGCCTTGATTTGTTCTTTGGTTTGCGGAACAAACATATATTCTGTTCGGTAATATTCCCACGATGGTGCGCCATTTTGAGTGACAAATCGTTTTCTTTTCACATGACGATGTTGCATTAACCAAAACACTGCCGTTTCCACAATATATCTTTGCAGTCGCGTGGCTTGCATTAATTCAGTGACATTTTTTGTTTCAATTATGGCGTTATATACTGCGGTTCTATATTTTTCAGCACGCAATGATGTTTCCAATGGTGTCAATTTCATAATTGTATTCCCAAAAAATAGGCGGGTTTCCCCGCCATATTAATTAAAAAGGCGCATCGCCAAAATCAGGTTCGGATTGTTTTGCACTATATTGCTGACCGGATTGTTCATCCTTTGGCTTATATAATTGCAACCAACCATCAAAGTTTGTTGGCAATGATTCAATGTTTAAAGCCATGCCGCCATCATTCTTTGCTTCAATTGCAACGCCGCATTTGTGCCAGCGGGTTTTTTGCTGTCCATCCTTGGTTGTATATTCACCGGACTTTGCCATTACATTAAACATTATCGCCATTTGATGTTTCCTTTGCAGTTAAATTTTCTATATAGTTAATCAACATTGATGCCAAAGCAATCGCGCCTGACATTTCATCGCCTGATTCAAGTTCATCAACAATTTGAGATTGATAGTTTACCATTCCATTGTCACCATCAGAAATGGTGATTGTTACTTTAGCCATATTTTAGTTTCCTTAATTGGTCGGTCATTTCATCAACTTCCGCAAGGAATTTGACAACTTCCGATTCCATTTCATTAATGTATTTGTCATCGCGTTTAACACGCTTGATAAACACAGCCAGTTCATCCCCCGCGTCAGGGCAATATGAAACATAGTCGCACCAATTTGATCCGGTGCAAGCCATTTGCCATTGCATTTGTGGGATATATTTTGATGGCGGTTCACCATTCAAAATCGTTTCAACATGGTTGGCGGCAGTTGGACATTTGATTTCAATCAAGTTGCCACATTCTGTCAGCCCATCAGGTGATGCGCCAGCCATTGTTATTGTTGGGTGATGTGCGAATCCGACTTCCAAAACAAATGTGCCTGTTTTGGCTTCATACAAAGAACGCGCAACTGGTTCTAGCAATGTTCCGCGTTCCATGTGATGGTTGGTATAGGCATCCGCTTTTTTGCCTGTTAATCGTTCACAAACAAGTTCTATGCGGTAATTTCTGCGACTAGATGATTCGCCAGTTTTGGTTTTAGCAAGTACATCAGCAACGCGACTACCAGTGACCCGACCAAGCCTGATTTTTTTCCATTCATCACTACCTTGAATCATATTTTCATACATATAGTTTCCCTCGTTTATATCTTAAATGTGCCGCGCCACGACTAATATTTAATTCTTTAGCAATGTCATTTATATGTGTTTTTTTTCCATTCCATTCAAGCCACAAAGATTTTGTTTTATTCCTTTGTTGCTGACTGTTATTTGCCCATCTTACATTTCCGGGAAAATATCCTTTTGAATTATCAATCCTATCTATTGATTGTCCTTTTTGTTTTTTACCCATATATTCAAAAAATTTTTCAAAACTATTTATCCATTCTTTATATATAGTTATTCCAATCCCGCCATATTTATGATAATCCTTACTTTTTTTATTTAAACATCTATCTTTCATGGAAATCCAACTTGAATATTCTAAAGAATTTCTCATTCCATGTTTTTTTTGTTTATTAGATATAGAAAGGTTTGAACATTTTTTACATCCAATTATTTTTGTTCTTTTTATTTTTGAAGCGTAGCCAATATAAGTTTCGCCACAATCACATAAACATTCCCAAAGTAAATGTCCATCATTTGATTTTCCGCATTCCTTAATAAATGTTAATTTTCCATATTTCATAAATTATATTCCTGTAATGGTTTAATATTTGTATATTGTACCATTACAGTTAAATAATTGTTCAATTGCTTCCATTTTGCTTGTCCTTTCGTTGAACATGGACTGCCAAACAATATTTGTCGCCCATTTGTTCAATTACTTTACGGACTTTTTGCTGGTGCTTTTTCATGGCATCAGCCGGTGGATTAGACAAATTGATAAAGTTTTTCATGACAAAGTTGTTCATTTAGTTTCCTTTCGTTTCCGTTAATTTGGCTTTAAGGTTTGTGGCTTCCTGACGGATTGCATTTGTTGCCTTTGGGTCACCATTGCATTTGGCAACGCATTCAGCATATTTTTCCGTCAATTCCTTTAAGCTGGTGGCAGATTTTAGCGTTTTAACCAGTTCATCAATATTGATACTCGGTGCGTTAATTTGTGCGCCCTGTCCATCATCATCATCAGCGTATAAGCCACAAATAGCAGATAAAGAATACCGGCGCAAATAAGTAAGAGCCGACCCAAATCCTTGAGGGTCATTTTTTGGGAGTGGGCAGGATGCTGTTGATTCAATATATTCCCCTGATATGTGCATTAATCGGGTTGTCAAATGAAGTTTGCCATCATCGCTTGATTCAGGCATTTGCACAAAAGCAATTTGTTGATTTGCGAGTGCTGGTTTAATTGCATCAATGACCGCTGACAGATCAGCATAGCGATTTTTTAAATGTGGATTGGTTGCATTTTCCACAGCAAACTTAATTGATGATTGGGCTTTGCCAAACGCTTCAATAAACTTGGTAAGTGTTTCCGATGTTTTCATATTATTTCCAATTAAAAATGTGCGCTAAAAAGGCACTGATTAAAAGACAGCCAACAAAAAAGATTAAGCCGGCAACAAGAATGATTGCGTTTTCCATTATAGTTCATCCCCATAAAGTTCAATAATTGCGGTTTCTATATCATCAATAACGCTATTAAGTAGCAAATCAGTAATGTCTGTATTGCTATCAGCAAGTGATATTTCATGCAAATCAATAAAGAATTGCGCTGGTGAATCACCAGTGCCATAAGAATCGCGTTCTTTTGTGATGTTAAAGTAAACATCAAAGGTGAAACCATCAACAGTAATTTGTTCATGGTCATATGAATTTTGTGACATTTGGTTTCCTTTCGTTTCCTGTTAATTAATTTGCATTTCAATTGCTTTAATTAAACAATCACCTAAATGCAAAGAAAATAATGAATTTTCAAATTTATAATTGTTTCCATAACCGCAATAACAAACTTTTTGATTTCCAACCATGTATCCTTGTTCATTATTGTTTTTAAATTGTGATATTTTAATATTATATAGTTTTGCAAATTCTAGTGCTTGTTTTTTTGTTTTCATAATGTTTCCTTTGGTTTCCGTTAATATGCAAAAGCGCATAAGTGAATAATACAGAAGTTTTATACATTGTGCAAACTATTTATACATTATTTTAAAATTATTTTGGAGTGTATCATTTATGCAACATTCGGAACATATTGACCAATGCCTAGTGGTTGAATGGTTTAGGCGGCAATATCCAAAACAAGCCAATTTGCTGTTTGCCATTCCAAATGGCGGTGACAGGCACATAGCGACAGCGGTCAAATTAAAAAAAGAAGGCGTTTTGGCTGGCGTATCCGACCTGTTTTTAATGATTCCGGCTGGTGAATATCATGGACTGTTTCTTGAAATGAAAGCAAAAGGTGGGCGTGTAAGCGATGCGCAAAAGGCATTTATTCAATCTGCCCTGGTGATGGGATACGATGCAAAGGTGGCTTTTGGTTTTAGTGAGGCGCAGATTATTATACAAACCTATTTGCAAGGTATAAAAAAATGAATTAGGATGCGCATTAATTCGCTTGCAGGCGATATATGGTAGCCATTAGACAGCCCCCTGCACCGACCCGGTGTCCTGCAACTGCCCTTAAAAAAGGCAGAGGGGGTTGCCTAGTGGCTTTTTTTTTGAAAGTTACATAATGGAATGGTTTAAGCACGATTCAAACGCAAATCTTGATGACAAGTTACAGCTTGTCCTGATGGATTATGGACTTGAAGGATATGGGCTTTATTGGTATTGCCTTGAATTGATTGTTGGTAAGGTTTCTGCGGAAAACATCACATTTGAATTAAGGCATGATGCAAGAGTAATTGCCCGAAATACTGGTTCAACAGTGCAAAAGGTAGAGGAAATGATGCGCCGTTTTGTTGACCTTGGGTTGTTTGAGGATAACAACGGAACAATTACTTGTTTAAAGGTTGCAAAACGATTAATGACATCAGCGACAAGCAATCCAAAGATGCGTGAGATGTTGCAAAATATCAACAGTAATCAATTAGTTACATTGCCGTCAAGCCGCCGTCATGACGCCGACATGAAAGATAAGATAAGAATAGATGAGATTAGAACAGAAAAGAAAAAACATACGCGCGAAATCGCGCTGATTTCTGATGGTGAATTTGACCTATTTTGGAATAGTTATCCAAAAAAGGTTGGCAAAGATGCGGCAAGGAAATCATGGCATAAAGCAAAGCCACCAATTGATATTGTAATGCAAGCATTGATGTGGCAAGTGCAATCAGAACAGTGGAAAAAAGGATTTATTCCTAATCCATCCACATATTTGAATCAAGGTCGCTGGCAAGATGAACCGCCAGTGGTTGATATGAACCCATTTTAAGGGGCAAATTATGATTGATACTCAAAAAGCAAACTTTAAAGCAATGATGAAAGCATTGACATCGTTATATGGCAAACAAGAAATGGAAACGGAATTGTTGCGCATATGGTGGTCAAAGCTGGAAAAATATGATTTTGACATTGTTAGCCATGCACTAGATAAATGGACTGACGAAAACAAAAAGATGCCAACGCCGGCTGACATTATTGAATTATGCAAAGCGCAGTTATATCGCCATCAGTTTGTTAAATTGCCAGCACCAAAGGTTGAATATGATGTGGTCGCAAAGCACATTGCAGAAATTCATAAATTGCTTGATGCAAAAAAGGTTTGACCTATTTATACATTTTGTGGGAACATTTATACATGAACACTTTAAAACGCAGATTTATTGTATGTGATTACGATGGCGAGCCATTGCGGATGTTTTATACCAAACGCGATGCGTTGGCTTTTATGGAATTGCGTCACGATACAGTTTTGAAGGTTCTGCCAAAGGAAAAAAAACTTGAAACAAAACGCAACCCAATTTGGGATGACCCATTATGGGAAGCACCATTTTAAACATTAAAAAGGAAACGACATGGATAAGACAATGGCATTGGGATTTTTTTCGGGTGTTCTTGGGATGTTACTAATCTCATGTATGGTTATCAGCGCATCATTGCATCGTGGTAAGGAATGCACGATTGAGGTGACTAAAGGCAATGAAACACACATTAGAATAGGACAATTGCCATGAATGCTAAAGATGAAGCATTAAAGATGGCGATTGAAGCGCTAGAGCTATGGCATGGTAGATATATTTCAATGACTTGTATTGCGGCTGAATTAGATTTTAAAGAAATAATCAACGCATGCAAAGAAGCTCTTGCGAGCCATAGCGAAGCACTAGAACAACCAGTATCTTTAGGTGATTTTGACAAAATTTCAAAAGAACAATGCGTTGACTACATTGAACACTTACGCAAAGAAATTGGTTTGTTATTGGATGATTTAAAAAATTGCAATGAACGCATTAATGAATTAGAGGCTCAATTACCACAGATAGGTGATGCTGAAATTAGACAGATGCTAAATGACATTGAGTACTATCAGAAGCGAGTTGAGGAACTAGAACAACCAGCACAGCCATTAAGTGATGATGAGATAAAAGCGCTGGCTGAACAACTAAAGCAAAGTGTCTTTGGTTTTCCTGAAAACATTATATGGCTTGCTCGTGCTATTGAACAAGCACATGGAATAAGAGTTAAAGATGGGCAGACCATTTAATCCTAAACATCAACAGAAAATACAGGACAAATATGATAGCAAAAGAATTAATCAAAATTAGGCACGATATGAAATTGACGCAAACACAACTAGCAACACTGTTGCACAGGACACGCGATTCAATAGCAAAATGGGAATCAGGGAAATATCCAATTCCAACACTTATGCAAAAGAAAATATATGAAATGGCTAAAATGGGGCAAGTATGCAATCAGGACTGATTGTGAAAAGTATTCAATCAGCAAAGCATTTGTTAATGGCGTTCCTATTTATACTTTGTGGAAATTGCCTGACACATTCATTGAAAACTTTAAGGATGTAAAATATGCCAAAGCCAAGGCATTGGAAATTGTCGGAAATGAATCTGCCATATTTGATTCAGGAATTAACCGCCCTTGACCCAAAAAAGCGATGGGAAGTGATAATTCAGGAACAAAAGGCGAAGCGTTCACTAGAACAAAACAGACGCTATTGGGATTTGTTACGCAGTGTTGGTGACCATGTTGGTTACACCGCTGACGAAATGCACCTTTTGATGGGGCATAAGTTTTTGCGTGAACAAAAGCAAATTGGCAATGAAACAATAGAAATAATCAAATCAACAACAGATTTAAACACCGCTGAAATGACCCGGTATCAAGAACAAATAGAATTATGGGCTGGGCAAATGGGCTGGTCGTGGGTTGATGACCATGTTTGATTGCGAATTGTCCGAAAAGATAATACAACACACAAAATGGCTTTGCTCACAAACCAATTATGGCAACAGAGGTGAATTTGATGGTGACAAGAATCAGCAATTGATTGGCATAGCTGGTCAGTGCATTGTCGCTGAATTACTAGATAATGAATTGCCACAGCCAAGCAATAAGCATGATGGTGGTGTTGATTTATACTATTATGGACTGACCATTGATGTAAAAACTATGGGCAGAACAACAGAACCAAAGCCGCATTATGTGAACAATGTTGTTGGAATGCAGATTGATTACGATGTGGATATATATGTTTTTTGCAGTTTTAACAAACAAAACAAGATTTTGACTATCTGCGGTTGGGTGACAAAACAGGAATTATTAGATAATGCCAGCTTTTATCCAAATGGCAGTATAAGAACGCGAACCGATGGAACGACATTTGAAACAAAAGCTGATTTGTATGAAATAGCGAATGACAGACTGAATCAGGTAAATAGCATTGAGGATTTGCAGGATAGTTTGTATTTGCGTTCTGTAAGGGGAATATAATGGAAAAGCTGTTGTTTTGGATTTTGGTAATTGTTTCTGTCATGGCTTATTTTTGGCTCGCGTCACCTATGTCAGGCGAATTATTAGGCGCGTGGTAATTGATTAAGGCGGAACGACAGCATTACAACAAACTGGCACAAATCGGATGTGTTGTTTGTTTGCGAATGGGATATGGATACACACCGCCTGAAATACATCACCCAAGGAAATGGGCTGGAATAGGGCAAAAATCCGCGTGGTATAAAGCAATTCCATTATGCGTTCAACATCACAGGGGCGCATGGGGCATTGGATTGCATGGTGGACAAAAGGAATTTGAGAAAAGATATGGAACAGAACAAGAGTTATTGGACTTTGTATATAAACTTTTAGGGGTTGAAAATGAAACAGACATTTACAGTGGTTAAAAATGAAGCAATTGAACCTATTATGGGACAGGTTACAGTCGGTGGATTCTTTGTGACACTATTACACAGCGCAACAATTACGCATTTAATGCACCTTCAAACTAGTTCCTATTCAGAACACCAAGCATTGGGCGCATATTACGATGAGATTGTGGATTTAACTGATGCGCTGATTGAATCATACCAAGGCAAAAAGGATGTGATTGTTGAATACCCACCAATGTTTGATTATCCGGATGTTGACGCACTGGTTTACCTACGCAATCTGTCTGCCTATGTTGTTGAGAATCGTGGCATCATTGGTGATGACAGTGAATTACAGAACCAAGTGGACACAATACAGGACTTAATCAATAGCACAGTATATAAACTTCGCAGACTAGCATAAGGACAAAGGCGAAAGCGGATGCTGTCAGTGTATTCACGCGCGATATAATTTGAATGCCACAGTGTAGCGAGTAGCCAACTAATATGCCAACAGCACCATTTAACACTAAATGCAGGGAATTAGGATGTAATAACGCAAAGACTTCGCGTTCAGCATTCTGCAATATACATGGTGGTGGCATGACAGATAAGAAAACAGAGAACAATAGTTTATACAATCAATCCTTTTGGAAACGACAAAGGCAAAAGCATTTGGGTTCACATCCATTATGCGTTGCCTGTTTACTTGAGGGCAAGGTCGTTCAGGCTGACCATGTTGACCATGTGTTCCCACACAGGCGCAATCCTGAAAGATTTAAACGCAATGTGTTTCAATCCTTATGTCACAGCCATCACACGATGAAAACACATATGGAAGCACGCGGCACATACTTGTATTACACGCCAAAGGGCATGATGATGCTGTCCGATTCCGACTATTCAAAGATTCTGAATGAATGACTTATTTATTTTACTTATATTTGGAAAG